TCAGGTACAAGAAATGTATAAACGCAAGGCGGCTTACGCATATAGGCGCAGCAAGCGTGCGCGCATCATGGCACGTGCTGCTGGAGGAGCTATAAGTAGACGGGGCTTGTATGCTGCAGGTGGAGTCGGAGTCGCAGCATTGGCAGGATATGGTGCATACCGAGGAATTCGTAGGATCAAAAGGGCACGCGCCCGAGGCCGCGTACGTAAGCTAATTGGTGTAACACGACCAGCTGCTTGTAAAGCGCGGGTCATCTTGGATACATCGAACACTGGGGCCGTTGATCTTGCTATGAACAGTGTTGACACTTGTCAGATTCCACTTGGAAGTGGTCGTGACGAACGTGAAAAGGATGTCATTCAACTTAAGGGTTGGAAGATATGTGTGAACCTTAGTAACACAGCGGCGCAGCCCATAACTGTTAACTATGCGTTGATTTCTCCCAAGGTCGATTACAATGCTGGGGTTATGGCGCAATTCAATGCAGAGTTCTTTCGTTCTTATGGCGCTGAGCGAGCACAAGACTTCGCTACAACAGCTAATTACTTAACGTTGTGTCAAACACCAATCAATCCAGATAGATGGAATATCTTATGGAGAAAAACTATTCGTTTAGGAGGTATGCGTGACGGGTCATTTGATAAGCCTGTTAACTATGTACCAAGTCAAAAGCAAATGAACCAGTACATCAAGCTTAATCGTAAAATGGTGTACGAGTCGACTACATCAAGTTTCACAGAGTGTGCTCCTGTATACTTGGTACGTTGGGTTGTACGTGACTTTCAAGCACCTGGTGGAGCAAGTCAAGCGACATTTGGTCTTCAGACACGTATTGTGACATACTTCTCTGATAAGTAGTGACGGCCGCCACGCTTCGCGTGTCGTGCGCGCGGGGCGCGCTTCGCCGCGCTTCGCGCGTCGTCTTAGAGTTTTTGATTGGATCGTGTCCGGGGTATGCTACCGAGTGCGTACCTGTTAGGTTATCTAGGGAAACGCAATATTCATATAATGCTTATTTAGATTTACTGTTCCTATTCAAATTCGTGATTCCAAACTATAATTTCGTAACGGTCGGCTGACAACTTAGTCATGTCAGGATATTCATTCATGAACACAACGACATGGACGGCTGGCGCGGTAAGGATCTTCATTCGTGACTGGTACTTGTTGCTAAAGATTCTGCGGTCTTTAAGCTGTTCAAAGATGGTGTACGGGGCAAATTCACCTGTAGATCGGGGTAAGTCAAAGAAGAAGACTGACTTTCGTTCGTCAATGGCGAAGGACAGGTCCTCTCTTCTTCCGATACTGAGGATTTGAGTCGTTTCGGGATGGGAGGAGGCATAACGTTCAGCGTAGAATGATTTGCCACTATTTCCAACGGGATCGACGACAAAGATGATCTTACGTGATTCGGCTGGTTCGTCGAGACGACTTCCCAATGCCAATTGATATCCTCGATAGGTAACGGGTCTGTCATCAACGACGACAGGGTAGATGAGGTCGACAAATTCTTGGACTTTGTTGGAAGAGAGGAATATTCCAGGGAACTCTGTAGCGATTTGAGCGCTGCTTGGCTTGGTAGGTTGGAGGAGAATCCAGTCACGGAAGTCGGTGTACCGATTGTTCTTTCCCGGGACAGTAGGCCTTGTTCCAAACTCTGTAAAAGCATGGTCCTTTTGGCAGTAGAGAGCGGCTTCGTGTGCGGATGCTTTGGCGGCTTCGATGTGGGTCCCAGGTGGGAGAAGGTTTTTAACCGCGTTGAAACGCTTGTTCGAAGTGAAGAGTATAAATCCTTGGAGATGTGGGGTACCTGATTCTCCGACTTCTCTTCCGAATATGAGATACTTCGTGAACTCATCGTTACCGAGATTGGAAAGAATAACTTCGTCGACTTGAGTCCAGTTGTTCACGGTGAAACACCACTTCGTCGACTGCATCGGGCGCCTAATGACATTCATGATGAGATTTTATGAGGGATGGGATGAGGAAGGCTGGGTAATACTAGGCCAGCCTTCCAAACATACCGGGTTCGCTTTTACTCGTGGATCTAATCGTGGTCATAAGTAGGTTTCTCAGGTACAAGAAATGTATAAACGCAAGGCGGCTTACGCATATAGGCGCAGCAAGCGTGCGCGCATCATGGCACGTGCTGCTGGAGGAGCTATAAGTAGACGGGGCTTGTATGCTGCAGGT